AGATACAGAACGAGAAACGAAGGATTGATATGCCTATTGAAATGAGAGAGGCTGTCGTTAATAGTCTTATCGATGGTGTTCCTATTGAAGACAAAAGTATGTTAGAGCAAGTAAAAAATGTGCATGCTAAATTTAATGCCCTTACTGCTGAGCTAAATGATACTAATAGAAACTATAACAAGCTACATGAAAAACCTATATATATGTTAGGGTGTTCTAGGATGATTCCTAATATGTATACATTAATAAAATTAGTACAACCTCCTAAGAAAGAAGGTAGCTTTCCAAAACCTATAATCTTAGACTATGAGGTATTCGCAGATGGTTTAGAGAACTCAAAGTATAAAGATAAGCTAACCCCTGTCCTTACTATGTGGATGATAGCTAAAAATGATGTATTAAAAGATACGAAACATTCGCCAATTGTAGGCTCTCTGTATCATGACTCAGTACAATTTGGTTGGGATAAAGAGTTAGCTCTATATGATGACGCTCTTGATATTGTGTGTTATTCTAAACGTGATGAACAAGACACTAGCATTATGCTTACGGATATTATAGCCTTTTTAGATGTTGACTGAAAACTTAGAACCTATCCCTCACTTTAATATAACTAACTATATTAGAGTACCTGTATGCAAGAAAGGAAAAGAGTATATAGTTTACTTAGCTAATCACTATCGTAGAATATATACTCTCTCCACACTCCCTCTATGTATTGCCTCAAAAATAACTATTGCTAATTGTATAGCAACTAAAATTCCTAATGATTATTCCTTGGACAGAGCGTCGTTATTTACATGTCCTCCTGATGGGGGAGATAGCGAAACTTGTTGGAGAGCTAGTGATAATTGGTATATAGTAATTCTAGATAGCTATGATTTTCTTAACATTCAAGGCGAAGTAATTGACTCCAGAAAAGAAAGTAAAGAACAAAGTAAAAAAGATATTAGATAAGCTAGGTGCTTATCATTGTATGCCCGCGACAGGAGGATATGGTGCGTCGGGAGTGCCTGATATCATTGCTTGTTATCAAGGAACTTTTATTGGTATTGAGTGCAAAGCTAACGGAAATACTCCTACTGCCCTTCAACAAAAACATCTTCGTGATATAGCTCTAGCAAAAGGTAAGGCTTTACTTATTGACGAGACCAATGTAGATATGTTAGAGTGTTTAATCAAACAACAAAAAGGTTAGCATGAAATCGAACGACACCCTGTCAAAACGACAGGACTCCAAACAAGACTTAGTAAATCACCCAGCTCACTACACTAATAAGAAGTGGGAAGTCATAGACATACTAGAGGAATTCTTTAGTGATGACCCTCTATTGTGGCAGTGTGGTAAATACCTCTTAAGATGTAAGCACAAAGGGAATCTTAAACAAGACCTAAGTAAAATGATTTGGTATGCTAATCGAAAGATAGATAAAGGAGATTAGTATGAGCAAAGATTTGTTTAGACGAACTAGAAGTCTTTTGCAAGACCATGTACGAATACTTAACAAACATAGAATTGGAGATACACATACCGAGGAGGCTGAATCACTCATTTCAGAAATTAATTTGTTAATGGAAAGTGATGAGGTTGAAAAGATAGAGAACCAAATTAATGAAGCTGAGCGTAAGGTTGTATCTGATAGTCTCGCTGATGATATTCTTAACTCAAAGTATTGTGTAGGTGGTGCCTGTGAGGACTAATATGAGAACTGGTATCGGGGGCGGGCGCTAAAACTTATGTGGAGTTTTTATTTTTTTTGGGGGTTTGGTTTTGGAGTTGAGTGGACTGAGTCTGAAGTGAACGGGGATACAGTCTCTCATTTTTTAATTGACCTAGGTTGTTTACGTATACAACGTAGCGAATGGGCATAAATAAGAAAGGGTGTTATGAGTAAATTTGGAAAGAGTCACTATTCACAAGAAGAGCAAGAAAAATTCTTAACAAGAGCTATTGAATTCATGAAGAAAAAACCTGACGCAAGTAGAGCAAGAGTAGCTAAGTATTCAGGTGTAGGCATGGCGGTACTAGAACGATTTGAAAAAAAGGGTATGCTAACATTACCTAAGCCGATGACTAAGAAACAAGTACGTAACCAGTACAAGTGGACGGACACATTAGGAAAAATATAAATGGCTGATGAAGCTGACGTAGCTAACGACCACATGCAAAAGACTCTTGATTTAACCATGAGGAGTATAAATACTGAGGTACCTGAGAACGATTCAGGTGTATGTATATGGTGCAACGAACCAGTAGAAGATGATGGAAGAAGATGGTGTTCAACTGAATGCCGTAATGAACATCAGTTATATGCGAATAAATTATGACAATTAAAGTAGGTAAGGCCGTGTGCCATAAGTGTAAACAACACGCTAAACTATATCATGCAAAGAAATGGTGGTGTGCCGTTGAGTCGGACATGGGTACCTTTAATATAAAGGGCTATTGCAAAAATCAAAAACCTAAAGGAAAGAATGAAACACATAGTCACGATTGATTTTGAAACTTTTTATGATACAGGGTATGGATTAAAAAAATATACTACTGAACATTACATTAGAGATGGCCAGTTTCAAGTCATTGGCTTTGCAATTAAGGTAGATGATTGTACTACTAAATGGTATTCAGGAACTCACGAAGAACTACAAGAAGTTTTAGATGGGTATAAAATCCATGAGTGTGGTCTTGTAGCTCATAACATGCAGTTTGATGGCACCATACTAGCATGGGTATTTAATATAATCCCTGAGGTATACCTTGATACTCTATCTATGGCTCGAGCTTTTCATGGTATTAATGCGGGTGGTAGCCTATCAGCTCTTGCTGAAAGATATAATTTAGGGAAGAAGGGTACTGAAGTGATCGACGCTAAAGGCAAACGATTAGAAGACTTCAAACCTCATGAACTACATAGGTACGGAGAGTATTGTAAAAATGATGTGGCTCTCACTGCTAGTCTATTTAAAATTCTTATAAAATCTTTCCCTTACGATGAACTAAAACTCATAGACATAACCGTTAGAATGTTTACTCAACCCACTTTAAGTGTTGATGACGCTTTGTTAATTACTCGTTTAGAAGAAGTAAAAGATGAGAAGCAAAAGTTATTACAAAGTTTAAAGGTAAGACTAAACTGTGAGGATGAAGAATGTGTACGTAAAAAGTTAGCAAGTAACAAACAATTTGCAGAACTATTAGAAGAACATGGAATAGAGGTACCCTTAAAAGAATCTCCAACGACAGGCAAAGATACATTTGCTTTAGCTAAAAACGATTTAGGATTTATACAACTAAAAGAACACGAAGATACTTTTATACAAGAGTTATGTGCTGTTAGGCTAGGGACTAAGTCAACTATAGAAGAATCTCGTATAGAAAGGTTTATTGATATTGGGGCAAGGAATAAAGGAATGCTACCTATCCCCTTAAAATATTATGGTGCACACACAGGAAGATGGAGTGGCTCAGACAAAGTAAACTTTCAAAACCTTCCAAGTCGTGATGTAAAAAAGAAAGCTCTAAAGAATGCAATACTACCTCCTGATGACCACGTAATATTAAATGTAGACTCTTCACAAATTGAGGCTCGTATACTTGTGTGGCTCGCTGGTCAAGATGATGTAACCCAACAGTTTAGAAATGGGGAAGACGTATACTCTAACTTTGCGTCGAAAGTATATGGCAAGAAAATAGATAAGAGAAATAAAATAGAACGGTTTGTTGGTAAAACCTGCATACTAGGATTAGGCTATGGTACAGGATGGAAAAAGCTACAGCATACTCTAGATACTCAGCCTCCAGGAGTTAAGATAGATGACTTAGGGTGCCAGGGCCTAGTAAAAGTATATCGTGAATTAAATTATAAGGTGATAGATTTGTGGGCTGATGCGGACAAAGTATTAGAGGACTTAGCATTGTGGCCGAAGGATAGCGCACCTTATTATCTAGGTAAAAATAAATGCTTATTAGTTAGCCCAGAAGGAATTAAACTACCAAATGGGTTATACCTAAGGTACCCTGAGCTTGAGAAAGACGTGTCAGGGCCTCGCAGTGAGTTCGTTTATAAGTCAAGAAATGGAAGAATAGGGATATGGGGCGGTTCAGTCGTAGAAAACGTGGTGCAAGCGTTGGCTCGAATTGTTATAGGTGAACAGATGATAGAGATTAATAAACAGTATAAGCCTGTACTTACAGTGCATGACGCAGTTGTTTGTGTGGCAGCGAAGGATAAAGCAATAGAAGCTTTAGACTTTATTATGGATAAGATGTCGGTACCTCCTACATGGGGACAAGACTTGCCTATCACATGTGAGGGAGGTTTTGCGGATAACTATGGAGACTGTTAGAAAAAGTTTAGACATTGATACGGAAGAGATAATAAGAAGTATTTACGATTGTAGTCAGTATTGGGAGTCAAGGTCTGATGAGTATCCGTTCTTCACTTTAGGTAAGTCAGCGTACCTCGACGGAAAGACTGACGCATACTACGAAGTTTCAGCATGGTTAAATGATATATTACTAGGACACTTTTATGGGCTATATGAATCTGTAATACATGTATTACAAGAAGAGCTAGAAGAACCTATAGAGTTAGCACATGACTTAGCACTGCCGGGGTTTCATATCTTTCCTAGTAGCATTAAGTTTTTATCTATCGCAGGGAATTGGCACCAAGATTACCCTCATACAACATTAGGATTGAAAGAGATAGACCCTTATGCTTTTACTGTTGCAATAAAGCTTCCAAAATCTGGAGGAGGCATGGACTATATGGATGAGTTTCACCAGCCTCAGCACTTGCAATATAATGAAAAAGATTTAATATTACATGATGGAAAGACCATACATCGTATTGCGGGGATTAAAGAGTACGTCCCTGATGAACATAGGATCACCTTTCAAGGACATATCATTCGACGCGATAATATTTTGGAGGCATTTTGGTAATGGCACATGAAGCGGGCAAAGGAAGTAAACGTAGACCTACTGATGAAGAGGC